AAAATCGTCAGATAGCGGTGTTCCTGTCCGCCGTCCGTTGGCAGTTCATCTAGCGACTGATTGCCGCTGTCGATGTTCACCGAAAGAATCTGCATCGTACCCATCGCCCCTAAATGACCCACCAGTCCGCAAGTTCTAATTGCTTCGGCTATCGCGTTTGCTCCGGCTCGTGTCGATGCGTAAGCGGTGAACTCAATCCGGCATCGAGCGACACCAGCCAGCCCGTTTAGCTTCGTGTCGTGTAGTGTGCTTACAACCACGTACGTCAACGCCCCGCCGCTCGAAACCTTGTAGGCTTGCGGCAATACGTCCGGATAGATCCGCGATCCAACCAAAGCGGCTACGCCGGTCTTTGCCGCAATGAAAGTTCGAACGGTTGTTCCGATGTCTGCCATTATTTAAGTAGTCCGCTTCCTTGCGGATTGTCCAAGTATTCCTTGATAACGCGAATCGCCGCCGACTTCGCCGCTCCGCTTGCTTCGTCTGCCGATCGCTTAACGAATTGGTTGACGGTCCGCGATCGCTTGGAAGCCTGCACCGCGTCACGCCCCCAGTAAACCGCCCTTGCGTGGTCCTTGCTGAATAAGTTGCCATGCCCGCCGCCATCGCTCCAAGACGGCCCGACGATTGCTTTTGCTCCGGTTCGAAACCTTCGGATGACGGTTGCCAGTGTGGTATGTAGCGGCTTGCTCCCGCTCCATCGCTGCCGCGTTTTTTGGCTCTGTAGCTTGCGTGAATTAGTTCGCCGACTGTCGGGTACAATCATTCGCATCTTCGTCTGCACTGGCCTTGCCGCGGCCCGCATGGCCTTGTCGCAGACTTTAAACCGAACCTCGGTATCGAGCTTCTTAAACAAGTCCTGAACTTCTTTGTCGTTCAGGACAGTCATGCCGATTTGAGCTCTCTTAGTAATCGCAACCATCACGCCACCGCCTTTAGTTGATTGCCATTTCTGGGTCATGCGAAGAAAAAACGCTCGCCAGTCCTCTGAGTGTTTCTTCCGTGTCTTCCATAAAAATGCTTCCGTCTTCAGCCTGCCGCCAATCTCCTTCGACGCAAGTCGCTAAGATCAATCTTGCGATTGCGTCTCGTTGCTGCTTCGTCAAAGAATCTAAAAGCTTGATTTGTTCTTCTTTTTTCATCACGCCACCGCCTTGCAATGAAGCTCTAAATATCTGTTCTTGCCTTCGACGGGCACGACGTGGACGATTCCATATCGTTGACCGCTTCGAGTTATCTGCATTCGAGTCGTGTAGCCCGATCGATACCGCACCGTAAATACCGCATTGATCCCTGCTTCGACTTGTCGCCCTCTTGTCGTTTCGCCTCCCGCCGTCGATTCAAAGCTTGCCGGCTCATCGACGAGCCAAGACGAAAGCGACACCACCGGCTGCCCCGCCGTGTCTTGTGTCGTGCCTTCAGTGCTGACGGTAACACGATCACGCATCTGACCAACGCGAAACATTTTGCCCGGGCGGTATGTCATGGATACGTGGCCCTCATTCGCTTGTAAACAAGTTGGGCATATCGCGAATCGTCATAAATAGCCGTCGAATAGAGCATGTCCGGCGTCTCAAACTTATGGGCGACCAGCATCAAGATTGCTCCGCGGTCCAGTTGTGAAACGTCGGTCGTGTTCGCTCCGTATCCGGCAACGTAAACAATTTGCCAAGCGTCCCACTCTTCTTGATAAGTCGGCACCGTGTACTGTCGTCGAAACCTGACCAACCCGTTCGGAATGTCAAGCTTATAATCACTCGCCGAAACCGTCTGGAGCGTCCCGGTACTGTCTCGATACTTGACTGACGAAACCGATTGAAGCGGCCGAAAGCTTAGCCGTATGTTTGGCTCCCATCGCTCTTGGACATGCTCAATCGTTTGCGTAATCATCTTGGTATGCGTGTCCGCTTCCCAAGTTTCCGTTGCCTCTTGGATCAAATCGGCTAGCCGTTCATCGTGTGCCTCATCGCTTGCGGCGATGTTGAGTTGACGTTTCGCCTCTTCGATCGTGACCGGGTCGTTCGTCGGCTTGATTGTGACGCGAACGCTCGGTCCCGTTGCCGGCTCGGTCGCTTGCAAGTTCGTTAGCGTTTGCATTTTTCACCACCTCCGCCAAATTCATCCGACACAATAGATCCGCCACGCCGCCGCCGATAACTTCGCTGTCGAGGCGATGCCCAGCAGGAAATCGCCTCCAACTGGCTTTGAGTTCTACAAACATTCCTTGACCCATTGATTCGGATAAATGTGCTTCGCCTCAAACGTCGCGGGATCGTGAATCACGATCATCTCTTCGAGGTGTCCGATTCTCACTTTTGGATCCAAATACAACGAATTGCCAGCCCTTTCCCATTGTCGCCAAAAATGAATGTCATCGTCCGTTCGGCCGTCGCCAAATTCCCCACGCTCGTCTGCCGTGCAAATAAACCACGGTTTCGGCACGTTCTTAAGCTTGTGCAAATCGATTGCCGTCAAACCGAAATGAGCTGTCGCAACTCTGATCGGCTCGTCACCGATTTCGAGCTTGTTCCCATCCCGTAGCGAGGTCAAGACAACAGCATCGCCGCGACGTGCCTGAAAGCACGAAACCGCGTCCGCTTCGGTGTTGACCAACGTCTGCACGACCTGCATCAAGTCCGCTGCGGTAAATACGCTATCGCCGTCGACCGTGACCGCGACGTCAACGCCGGCCTCAATCGATTGCTCTAGCATCTTCTGCATACACTGCCCGTAAAACACGCCGCCGCTAACCTGTAGCGGGATTCCTTTTTTTCGAAATGCTGCGTCGATTACATTTCTGCAAAAACAGTTGACGTACCGCGGGGCTGTCATGCAGCCCGTGATCTTTACTTCTTTCGTTTCCACTTTGCGCCTCGGGTGGTTAGTAAACTTAGGCCACGACGACAACGTTGCCCTGTCCGGTCGTGCCGCTTGGCCTGATCTCCGGATCCAGAACGCCGATTGCCGCGATCCCAACAGCGTCAGCCGTCGCGACGGTTCCGGGCGTGCTTAGCACTCGCAGGAACCGCTTTCGCGTTCCATCAAGATTGACGTGAAAGACGGCGACTTGTGCAGACGTTCCAATCGCCACCGCCTTCGACAACTCCGAGTTGAAGGTCGTGTAGCTTCCGGTCGCTGCGTCCGCTTCGGTGATCGCGATAGTCACGCTAGACGATTGCGTCGCCGCTGCCCTAGTGCCGACCGCAACCTGAATCGTCGCATAGTCGGCTCCAAGCGTATCAAAGGCGGCCGATACGGTAGCCGTCGAGACTTGCGGCGAAATCAAAAGAGATCGCTGTTGGGATTGTGCTTGTTTCATCTTTTTACTTCCTGATTGTGTGTGTGATTTTCAAAAAGTGCGGCCGGCTCATCACCGGCCGCACCCGGGTCCACCCGAGGCGGCGAGTGGACTAGCTTTTTAGCCGAGCTTGAGCGCGACCATCGGGCCGGCGTCGGTAGCGTTGCCGCGTTCGTGGACGTTGATGTCAACACGCTGCAAGCCACGAATGTAGATCGTGTCCGACAGGAATCCCAAAGACGAATCGCTGCGGATCGAAATGCCGCGACGGTTACCCATCGTTGCGGTCATCGCAAGATCGCCCAGGTAGCCGATGATCGCACCCGAAGATGCGGTTTTCGGCATGACTTCGATGAACCGAACCGGGTAGCCTTGGAAGACCAACTCCGGACCGCGGCCAAGGTCGGCAATGTTGTTGCCGCCCGCTGCGTTTTGTAGCCTGCCAGCGGTCGAATAGTAGGCGCGCTTGTGGAAGTACCAAGCCGGCGAAATTCCGGAAAACTCCGGAACGGCTCCGACCATCTCTTCAAAGTGTGCCATGGTCACGTTTGCGAACGTGGTAACGCCGGTCGCGGTTACGATCGAACCTGCGGCCAAAACGGTTTTAAGACCGCTCATTCCGCCGTACGTCGATGTCCCGTCTCCGTTCCATCCGCACTCGTCCTCTTGCAAAGCCAGTGCCCTTGCGAACTCGCGGGTCACGATGTCGCCAAGCGAGATAATCGAGTCCTCGTTGAGCGAACCGGTTACCCGCGTGGCAACGCCCATCAGTTTCGCGTTTAGCTTTACCTGATCCAAAGCCATGTCACTTAGGTTGACGTCGTTGCCTTCGCCGGGAAAGTAGGTCGTGAACCCGCTGACTCGCCGCGGAACAAGCGACGTGTCCGAGGTCATCGGCCATTGCATGGAGTACTGCCGGAAAGTTCCGTAGTTCTCCTTCAGGTCGATGAGCGTGTTTTCGAGAATGTCCGGCACAAGATAGCCGCCCTTGCCGTTGTCTTCCGTCGAGTGGATCATCTGGATTCCGTTGTCCGAAAGCCACTTTTCGGATTTCTTGTTGCCAACGAGCGCGGCCAGATAGAACTGGCCGGCAATGTAGGCTTGTTCATCGTCCTGGAACGCGGTCAGCTTGGTTTGTCGCTTGATCGCCTTTGGGATCTTCGGCCGAAGGTCGCCGTCTTCGACTTCGCGTTTCTTCGGCAGTTCTCCGCCGAGCTTCGCCACGACGTTGGCCGCTTTGATCGCGTCAAATCGCTCGGCCCGTGCAATCTGCGATTGCAAGGCCTGGATCTCGCCGGGCTTGTCCGAGGTGCCTTGTAGCTTGTCGACTTCCGCCGACTCTTCCGCGGTTAGATCGCGGTTTTCGGCTTTGGCGATCTCGAAAATCGCTTCGCACTTGGCCGCAACATCGGCCATTTTCTCTCGTAGGGCTTTGATGTCCCATTGCATGGTTTCGTTCCTGTCAGTGGTGTTAGGCCACCGCCCAGAAACGACAAACGGCCCGAGCGGGTGGCGATGGTTAAGTCGCCGACCTGCCGAGCCGCTAACGAGTTGCCCGCACAAATCAGATAATACGATTTGGTAACACTTTAGCGAATGCTAGAGCGTTGTCAACTACTTTTTGAAAGATCTATTGAATTCGTCAGCCAAAGCCTTGTCTCCTGGATAGGGTAAATCATCGGGATCGTAATAGCGAATTTGTGCATTAAGTGGTTTAGCAACTAAGTCTTGACCATCATTTCCGGTTCTAAAAAAACTTGCCTTCATCGGTCTTGAGCACTTGAACCGCGAACCCGCTTGCGGCTTTACGCGATCACTCTTTGCCATCGCTGCATGCCGCATTGCTAACGCCATCGGGTGCCACGATTCGTCCGATAGCACGCTGTCGCCGATCTCGGTTACGTAACCTTCGGCCAACGCCTCTTCCGCCGTGTAATAGGTTTCGGCGTCAAGTTCCTCCATGACTTTCTTTTTGTCCTTGCCGCTAGCTTCGGCGTAAGCCTCTACGAGCGTGTCACGGTACTTG